AGAAGATAACAACTACATCAAATAATTTTGCAAGTTCATAAAATTCGTTCATATCATTTACCTCGTATTATGTTAGGATAAGAAATCATCATCTGTTTCTGTTCTGAAATCATCAGTAGCCGAACTTCTGCCACCAAGCGGTTCGCCGTCCTTTATTTTCTGAATGTTGCCAAGACCACAGGCAATACCTTTGTTGCCATTTGAATTGAATGCGTAAAAATTCAGAGACACTCTTGCATAACAACCGCTGTACACCTCATCTCTGTCAAGAATAGGTTTTACAGCCTTATCAACAATCTGCGGAGCGGTTCTGCTGTTTGCATTGATAAACCAGTGACCTGCATAAGCCTCATCATTACGCTCGGTATCACCGTCACGAAGAGGAAGTTTAAGTGATGCTTTGTTTGGCTTTTTACCGCCAAATTTACCGATACCTTCTTCAATTGCAGTGTTTACAGCGTTGTTAATCGCATTAACGGTTTCAGTATCATCTTTTGGAATAAGTACGGATACGCTGTATCTTTCAGGACTGCTGTTGATTGAAACAGGTTCCCAACCGTGAAAATATGAAAGTCTTGTGTTTTTGCCTGTGATAACTTTTGTTCTGTTTGAATTAGCCATAATAATTAGTCCTCCGTTATAAATTCGTTTTTAACATCTGTGATTGTCATAGCCTCTCTTTTGTCAGTTTCGGGAACAAGAGTAGGCTTGCCTTTTGGTTTAATGATAAGATTTCCAAGTATCTCGTTAAAATTTTGTTTTCCTAAAAGCTTTTGCATTTCTGTAAGTGTGATAAGACTCTTGCGATAAATGTCTTTGTAGCCGGCATCTTCCAATGCTTTAGCCACTGCGGTTTCATCTTTATACTTTCGTACAGACCGTCCTTCAATAATTTTAAAACCGTTCCAATGCTTGCCGTGATTGACAGCTGATTCGGTAGCATATGCCATTATTTCATTTGCCCACTTCGTGAGATTGGGGATAACAGATAAAATGTTTTCAATTTCAGAATCAGTAAGAAGTGGGGGAAGTCTGAATTCTTCCTGTGCAAGCTTCAGATTGTTTTCGGCTCTTGCTCTGCATCTTACTGATGCTTTGCAGAATGTACACCAATCACCGACACAGTAATCACCTTCACCTTTAACAGCTAATTCTGCTTTTGGCTTTAGTACATTTTCTGCCCAGCCTTTGAGCTCATCAGCAGAAACAGTCCAAGTGCTGACATTATCTCTGCGTGGCTGAAAAATTGACATTGACACATCTTTGATGTCATATAGGCGGTCAAAGATTTTTAAAGCACCGAGAGCATAACATTTCATCTGCGGGTTATCAAAGGCATCAACCAATACTCCCATTCCATATTTGAAATCAATGATATGTATTTTGCTTTCAGAAACAATAATGCAGTCGGCTGTTCCAAAACCATTTGGTACATATTCTGAAAAATCAACCTTTTGTTCAATAAGAATCAAAGGATCTTTACATTTCTGTTTTGCAAGATTGAATTGTTCAAGTACAAAATCAACATATAAGTCGGTGTACTCTTGCATTTCATTGTTTGTGTAATGGGAGATAGGCTCGTCACTTCTTCTGCGTAATATGGTTTTGAGTTTATGCTCGCACCACGCATGGGCGACTGTGCCTTCTTCAGATGCTTTGGTTGATTTGTTCTCAAACTTTGATTCAAGCACGGCGCTTGGTGTGCAATTGAGCCATCTGTGAGAACTTGAAGGGGAGAGGAAAGCATGATTACTCATTCTGAAGTGCCTCCGCATCTTTGATGATTTCTTCGTAATGGCAGGGGTCAATTTCTGACAGTTTGTTTCCACCATACTTTACAATGATTTCTCTAACCTCAGAAGTGAGTCCGCTTTGACTTTTTTTAGCAAGAACACTCCTTACATCTTCAAGGGAATACACCTTCGATTTTACAGTTTCTGATTTTACCGAGCTTTCAGAAGTATGTACGGTTGACTTCTTCGAAATCTCAGTATTCTTTATCTCATTCAAGAGATTTGAAACAGTCTGCAGACTTTCTGTAAGTGTGCCAATGTTTTTGATTACCTCGGTAATCGCGTCAAGTAATGCTGTTATTTTGTTCATAACTGTCTCCTTTTTTAACCTTGGTAATGGCGAGTTCCTCAATAGAATCACTTGGAACAAGGATTGTGATTTTCTGTTTTCTGCCGAACAGCATTCGCAAAAATCGTTCTCGCAAGGTGATGTTTTTGCAGGATACCATACTGTTTCTTTGTGGTTTGTCCGAAACACTGATTTGAAGATTGTGTTTCATATATTGTACCTCCGTTTCCGAGAGCATTGTTGCCCTCTGTCTGTTAGCCACGGGAGAGTGCTTAAAAGGACGCTTTTTGAAAAATTTTTATTTTTATTATTTATTCGTAAGCAAAAAATCCCCATCAAGGAATAAAACTTCCTCGATGGGGATTTGGCTTTGTTAGAATACTGTTCTATTGTCTGTTAAGATAAAATCTCGTTTACTCTTTTCTGAATGGCGTTGTAGTCATAGCCGGCTTTGGTGAGGCGGTTTTTGCGGTCGGCACCGTTGCCCCATTTGCCCTGAATTACTTCTCTTGCAATGGCATCAACTGACTTTTTGCCCGATGACTTTAGTGTGTACACAACTTTTCCGCTTTCATTAAAAACAGAGTAACCGCTGTTTTTGTCGGCACATTTCTTGGCATTTGAAAGGTCATAGAAAGCACCCTTTTGCGACTTTGCGTCCTTCCAACTTTTGCGTACACGATAGAGAGTTTTCTTTGAAGTCGCAGGTTTTGAACTGCCTAAGCCAAGCTGAGCGTTCACCTCCTTTGCAATCTGT